AGGTAATGTAAAGACTGCAATTGATGATGCTATTAACAATATAAAACCTGGTGAAGAATCAGTATATTCAGCTAAAGAACTAAGAAGTTTAGTTGAAGATATTTCAGATGAAATAGCAAACAATAAAGACCTAGCTAAAAGAGTACAAGTAAATAAAGTTCCTAAAGCAACAGCACATTTGATATCTGAATATTATGACCAAGGTCATATACCAATGCCTGATGCGAGATTGTTTATAAGAGTCTTTAGACCTATGAGAGATTTAGGTTTAAGACTAACTGGTAGAGGTAGAAATCTAAATGATGCTGATTATGAAAGACTATTAGCAAAACCAATTACAGAATTAGCAGAGTTATCTTTAAAAGATGATAGAACTTTCTTTGAAAGTTTAAAACTACTTGTTAAAAAATCAAGAGTAAACATAAAGAAAACTGCAGATGACGAAGAGATAGTAAATCTTACTGAAGGATTACTTACAATGGTAGGTGATGGATACATGCAGCGTATATGGAAACCTAGTATTCTTCTAAGACCTGCATGGGTTGTAAGAGTTGTAGGTGAAGAACAACTTCGTATGTGGGCAGCAGATTTAGATAATGGATTTGCTCACCCTCTTTCTGCATTTGCTTGGGTACTAGGTAGAAAGCCATCACAAAGAGCAGGTATTCTTAAAGACCAAAGAAAAGCATTAAGAGATGATTACTTAGCTGATACTCTTAATATAGGCAGAGGTGGTACAGATATATTTGATGAATCATTAGAACTTGCTATGCAACATCAACAAGCCCTAACGCAATCTCATGGGGGTATGACTCTTGGCTTTGACCCAAAGAGAGCTAGAGGTTTTACACAAGTAACTAAAGATGACAAAAGATTCTATGGTGCTGGTGCTAAGGAGTTATTACAACTAGCAGATGACCCATTAGCTACAGCTATAGCAAAAGTAGAGTTTAATCCTGTAAGAGGTAGAGAAGAATTTAATAGACAAATTGATGAAATTAAAAAAAGATTTTGGGATACTGATGGTGATTTAAGCCAATGGAGAAAATCGTTTGTTTCTAATTCTGATGAACAATCAAAATTTACTAAAAATTTAATTACAAGTAGTAAAGTACATGCAGATTCTTATATAGATTCTATTGTTGCCAGACTACATGATAAAACTGGTGGTAGGTATAGAGCTGTAGAGAAAACACCTGATGGTAAATTTGTAGGAAATGTTTGGGATGAAAACTCTATTAAACCTAACATACAAAGTGAAAACAATATTATTGAATATACCATTATACAAGCTGGAGATGAAGAACTAATTAGTCACATTGCTAAAGAATCTAATGAATTTGTATCTATAACTAATAAAGCTGGAGAAACGCAGAACATTAAATTTACTAGAGAGATGTCAGAGTCTCAACATAAACAATATAGAGCATGGTTACAAAAAAATAAAAGTGGAGTATGGAGTGACACACATCACTTTAAAGCATCAAGAACTGACACAACAGGTGACTTCGCAAGTGGATATGACAAAGTTTTAGAAACATTGTTCTCAGGATTAATGGGTTCAACTACAAATGATTTATCACGTTCACCAGCATTTAGACAATTTTATTGGAAGTTTATGGAAAACATGTATGCAAATCTAGATGATGTTGCAAGAGCACAGGTATTAGGTCAGGCAAAAAAGATGATGGGTAATTCATTACCAGGCAGTAAAGCTAGAAAATATATAAAGAGTTTAGAGAATATGAAACAAGCAGATGTATCTAAATTACTAGGAGTAGATGATTTAAGACAAGTTGATGACTTAGCTAAAGCATTTGCTCTAACAGAGACAAAAGATTTACTGTACGATTTAAATAAAAGGCATGTTATTACAGACATGGTAAGACTAGCTATGCCTTTCGCAGAAGTATATCTTGAAATTGCTGGTACTTGGACAAGGTTACTTAGAGGGCAAAAGACTTTATTTGGTAGAAAAGCACAAAGAAGTATAGAAGCTATGCGTAAACCAAGTTTGTTTGGTGAGTACGAAGACGAAGGATTTTTTACAACTGACCCACAGTCTGGTGAAGAGATGTATAACATGAACTGGTTTGAAAATATATTTAATATTGATAACAGTCTTAAAAATCCTAATGGAGATGAAGCAGGAATTAACCCTATAACTGGACAACAAACTACAGAGATACCTGATATAAATACTAAGTTAAGAGGATATGCTGGTGGATTAAACATGGTAGCAGGAGACATTGTACCTGGTTTAGGACCATTGGCACAGATACCTGCAAGTGCTATTTTACCTTCTACTCCTGATGTAGATAAAGTTTTCTTCCCATACGGCAGACCAGAAGACGGATTAAAAGAAATGGCAAACCCTATATACTTTGCTAAACAAGCTATGCCTAGTTGGTTTAGAAAAGTTATTATAGCTGGTGACTCAATGGATGCTGAGTTTCAAAGAAGTTATGCTAATACTGTAAAAGAAATTCAAAGAGCTATGTTTATGACACAGTCTTATGATGACTCTACACCAGAACAAGAAGTAGCCTCATTAGAAAAAGCAAAAAAATTAGCTACACAAAGTCTTTTACATAGAGCGTTTATACAATTCTTAGCTCCTACTGGTGCTATATTGCAATACGATTATGAAATTGGACCAGGTGGTAGAGCTTATCTAGACCCAATAGAAGCAAAAGAAGAAGACCCAGAAGGTAAATACTTTGCACAAACACTATTAGCTGATGCATATTATCAGATGTTAGCTAAGTCAGGTGGAGATAGAGTTATTGCAATAGCACAGTTTATTAAGGTATTTGGTTTTGACCCTACTGCTTTATTGACTTCTAAGTCTAAACAAATTAAGAAAGTTTCTTTTACAGATGATGGAGGATACTTTAAACAACTTAATGAAACTGTATTTAAAGAATACCCTGATGTTGCATATTACATGTATCCAGATAGTCCATTAGATGAATTTAATTTTCAAGCATGGAATAATGCATTTACTGATGGAGATAGAGTTAACCTTAGTGCTGAAGAATATAAACAAGCTGTAAGACAAGCACAAGGAAGTTTGGCTTATGAACATGCTAGAAGAGTAATAATGGATGGACCTATGTATGCAAACCTTCCATATCAGAAGAGAGTAGAACAACTGTATCTAATAAGACTACAACTACAACAACAGTTTCAAGGATATGGAGATACATCAACAGCACCACGTTCGTTATCTACTGATGCAAAAATAAAACAACTTACTGAAATGATACAAAGAGAAGGTGATACTTCCATAACAATGCCTGATGGTACTACTCAGAAGTTAAAAGATATGTCAGCAATGAAAGGAATCATTAAATACTTAACAGCAAGACAAAGGGTATTGAATGTAATAAAATCAGAGTATGGATTAAATGCTACATTAAGTAGAGCAGAAGCTAAAGAATCTAGAGCTTATCTTCGAGGAGTAGCAAACAAAGTAATGTTAGAAAATCCAGACTTTTACTTTATGTACTTTGATGTATTCAGAGTAGAGATAGAAGAAGAAGTAAGTTACTATGGAGGAGATATTTAATGGCGTATACAGAAGAAGAGCAAGCAGTTATTGATGATATTTTAGGTGGTCCTAAAGTAGAAGTCGGCTATGGTCGATTTACATTTGGTGCAACAAGAGGTGGTTTCCAATCAAAAGATTTTGATGACGAAAAGTTTAATGATTTTCTAAGTATATTCTTTTTAGGAAATGACCAGTTTGTAAGACAATTTGCAACTAATGTTAAAAATTATTTAGGTGCAAGAACAAGTGGTGGAATGGAACCAGAAGGTACATTTGATTCACCTGATATAAGTTTAGCTGAGTATCATCTATACGCTGAAGCTGTTTATGGTATACCTTGGGACGAGATGCCACCAAATATGCAAGACGCAATTAATTTTACTTATGAATCATTAGCATATAATAATCCAACATCAGCAGAAGCTGCTTCTCAGATAAAAGAAAACGCTAATGTACTTATTGATTTACATGAAAAAGGTACACTGCCAGAAGAATTACAGCACATAAGTAGTGACATAGTAGGTACAGCTATATCAGCAGGTTATACAGACCAAGCTGACTTAGCCTACAAAGCACAGATAGGTAAAGAAGCCAAAGACGGAGAGTACATAAAAGTAGCAGCTGAAGCTATAAATTTTGATAGTGCAAAAGAATTACAAGATAAACTAGACAACGATGAGATAACTACACAAGAGTACATAGCTGGAATAGAAAACATTATAGATGCTGAATACGGTGAAGACTATGTAAGTAAATTTATTAACGAAGGTTACAGTATTTCAGATGTCCCATCATTGTATGGACCTGGTATGGAGATGAGTCCAGAAGAATCAGAACAAGCAAGAGCTAGAAATTATTTTGGAGAAATGGATTACTATGGTGTTGGAGAACTTGACTTAGACGTGTATAGCGAAGATACTGGGCAAGGCACTATGCCTTTATACCAGACAGGACTAGGTACTTCTTTGTTTGCTAATGCATCACCTGAAGACATAATGGATACTCAGTTGTTGTTAGTTGAATCAGGATTCTTACAACCGTTTACTTTTGTTTATGGAGTGCTAGATAACAATCCAGGTGGAACAATAGAAGCTATTGAGTCAGCTATGTCAAGATTTAATTTAAATGGTGATGGTATGGCTATGCAAGATTTGTATAGTATATTACTGGCACCTGGTAGTACAGCAGCAAACATGAATGTATTCTTAAAAGAAAACTTTAAAGATACTTTATCAGACTACGGTTATGGTACTGGTGCTTTCGAACCTGGCTTTGGTGGGGAAAACGCATACCAGAATATATTTCAATATACTAAACCAAACTTTTCAAATGCAACAAATGTAATATCTAATGCAATATCAGAAGGTTTAGGTAGACCTGCATCTGATGGAGAGTTGCAACAATACTTTGATTGGTGGTCTAAACAAGACTACTCATTACAAAAACAAAACTTTGATATAAGACAAAGGAACATGCAACTTGAACTAGAAGATGCAAGAAAAAGAAGAAAGTATGCTGGTCTTGGTATGAGTTCACAATTTACTCCTAGTCAATTAGAAGGAGAAGTAAATGTAGATGCAGCTATGGCTAACAGTTTCAATGACTTTATGAGAAATACTTATGGAGATATTATTACAGGGAGTCAAGCAGATGCACAGTATAGGAAGTCTTTTGCTAGCCTTATGGGTAGCCTCGCCAATATCAGTTCCCAACCTGGAAACTAATATGAAACTTACAGAAGAACTTATAGAACACATAGAAGAACTAGAAGGATTTAAAGATGAAGCATACTATGATGTCAACAATAATTTAACTATTGGTTTTGGACATACCCAAGCTACAGAGACTTTTGATTTTGTTGAAGGACAAACTATAGATAGAGAAAAAGCAATAGAAGTTTTGCAATTAGATTTAGAACATGCAGAAGGAGTTGTTAAAAATCTTATTAAGAATAGTCCTAATGTATCAATAGAAGACTTTACACAAGATGAATTATCGTATGCTGTTTTAGTTTACTTCAATAGACCTTGGGCTTTAAGAAATGTACAAGGTGAACGAGGTACCTATGATGGGTTAGAGCTAATAGCTAAAGGTAATTTAGATGACGTTATTGCTGACCAAGAAGCAAAGTTTAATAGAAAGTATGATAATGAAATACCTGAGTGGGCAACTAATAGGTTGACTAAAGAGAAAAGTTTTACAACATTCGACACACCTCCAGATGATGACACACCACCGCCAGATGATGACACACCACCAGAGGATAAAGAAGTATTGTATGAATATACTTCCTATGGAGTAGGTCCAGGTTTTCAAAGTCTAGGTGGAGAATTAAAACAAAAACATTCTATATTTAATCCACAAACAAAAGAAAGACAATTTTTTGATACTAACTTAACTAAAGAACAACAAGATAAAATAGATTCTGAAAAAGAAGACACTATAGGAAACGACTTTACAAGATTTTTTAAATCATTAGGTGATACAATAAAAGAAAGATTTAGTATAAGTGGAGCTATAGACAAACAAATAGACTTTATGGAAAAAACATATAGTAGAAAAGAAGCTGATTGATGAGAGAAGAAATAACAATTGTTAAAGACGGACAGACTAAAGTTATAGAACTAGAAGATTTTCCAATCTTTGAAGAAAGAGGTTGGTCTAGACAAGAAGAACAAACATCAGCTCCTGTAGCAAATGCTAATTGGGTGCATAGTAATAAATTAGTTTCAGACGCAGTTTATGTAAAAGAAGGCGTAGTATATTTTGCTTATGACATATCAAGCCTAGTTGGCTACCCAGCATTTATATCTTATGTAGCTAATGGATTGAGTCCTAATAAGTATTCAACTAACTGGGGTGTATCTGGAGATGGAGAAAACAGAGTAGGTCCTGCTATATCTAACACACCACCAGCAGGAGAGATTATAGAAGACCCTAGCCTAACTATGACAGGTTTTACAATAGGTGGAGAGTATGCCTCAACAGCTAACAATAGTTTTTCAGATTTTGTTTTTAGTGGCTTTGAAGAATTAAAAACTTCGTACCCTTGGTTGTTTGATGAAGTAAATGGTCAGACACCAGGTCTTACTTTATTGTTTGAAGCCTTAGCATTAGGTACATCAGTAACAGCAGAACAATTAAGTAGAGCTGGATTAACTACAGGCTACACACAAGGACAATTAGATTACTTAAATGCCACTATTCTTACAGGAGGAGACGACCCTTTATCATTTAATTTAAATGGTGAATCAGTAACAAATCAAAAGTTTGCTAAGTTGCTAGGTACTAAAGAAGGAGAATTAGTTACAGCATTACAAGATGTTGGAATAAGTCCTGAAGTATTTAAAAGAGAAAATCCAGAATTGTACCAAAATTTATTAGACCAAACAGTCAAAGGTAAAATTACAGCTACATTGTTAGATGAGTATGTAGGATTTGTACTTGGCATAGAAGGATTTGATTTTGGTAAAGATAGTGATTTCTACCAGATTTTTTCGGGACCAAGAAGCGAACTTAATTCACCTGTATTTAATCAATCTAATTCATCATTTGCTAATGGTATGGTTGCACAAAACCAAGCTATAAGTTACATAGGTTTATCTAGATGGAGTGGGTTATCTAAAGAAGAACAAAATAATTTAGTAGAATTATATGCTAACGATACAAATACTTTTAATGATAGATTGCAAACTATGTTTGATAACGACCCAATATGGGGAGAAAAGTATGGAGGTAAAAATCTTAAATACTCTATGGTTGTTGGTCCATATAAAAGTTCTTGGCAAAATACATTTGGAGAAACAGCAGATGAGTTAGATGAATCGTTCTTAGAAGGCATAGGGTTATCACAAATAGATGCTAGGAAGAATTACAGAACAAAAGCATACAGTCAGAGAAATAAGTTCTTTATGAATAGTATGTCAGAAAATATAACTAATAGTCTAGGTGGAAATGTCATACAGTCAGCTAGGATAGGGTAATGGCAAAGTTTAATTATTACAGAAGAGACCAACTTACACCTATAGAAACAGATGATTCAACCCGTGCAGGTAGACAATTTATAACCGATTTAGAAAGTGCTGGATACTATCAGGATAAAGGACGAGCTATAAGAGAATCAGAATCATTAGAGGGTGGTTCAAGTTATACTGCACCAGCATCAACAACAACCTCTACAACAGAAGAAGAAGCAATAAACCTTAGTCCTAATCAAGTGTATTTACGTTTGCCATGGCTTAAATCATATGCAGGAGATAATGCAGATAAGTTAGTAGATGCGTATATAAAAGGTTTTATTGAAGGTGACGGTTCAGCTACTGCTGCTGTAGCTTCAATGAGAGAACTTCCTGAATATCAAACAGTATTTCCAGGAATAGTAAACACTGAAACAGGTGCTATCAGAATGTCAGAAAACTCTTATGTTGCAGGATTCGAACAAGTCAAAGCATCTTTAATTGGTAATGGACTTGGTGGATATGCCAAGCAAAAAGGCAGAGAAGTTTACGCAACTTTGGTAGCTAATCAAGTATCACCAAATGAATACATAAATAGAGTACAAACTGTTCGTTACAAAATATTTGACAGAATGGATGAAGGCATGAAACAAAATGTTGTGTCTGCTTATAATGATTATTATTCTAATGAGCTTGGAGAGGATGTTAAATTAGATGAATCGTCAATACTAGCATTAGCTATGGACCCTAATTTAAATCAAGAGATACTTCAAAAAAGGTTAAACGCATCTGAATTAGGTGCAATCTATACTACAGAAATAGGACAAGATGTTTCTTTAGAACGAATACAAGAGTTTACACAAGCAGGTATTACACTCGGCTCAGCAAGAAATCAGTTTTCTACTGCAGCTACAACAGCAAGATTATTAAACACTATGTCAAGAAGACAGAACAGAGCAAGCACTGTAGGTACAGCGTCTAATGTTTTAGAAGCTACATTGTTTAAAGACGACAATTTATTAAGTGAGATACAAGCTATAGAAGCACAGAATATTACAGCTAGTTCAGTAGCAACAGGTTCTTATACAACACAATCAGGACAAGTAACAGGTCTAACTGAAACCTAAATCTAAACCTTGACTTTAGATTTATATCTATATATACTACATGTAGTGCCTGACGAGGTCGGCACTTTAAACATAGGGTCGTAGCAGTTGGTTATCCAAGGTGTCCAACGTGTATCATAAATCCCTTGCGACATCCCTTTAATTACCTGGCGATTATTTATATAGGGGTTTTATATGCCAGAGAAATGAGGAATAATAATGGAAGAAATTAAAGAAGAAGTAGCCGTAGAGGAAGTTGAAGAATCATTGGATAATGAAAACATTAAACAACTTAGACAAGAGTATAAAAAACTCAAAGCTGAGAATAAACAATATAAAGCAGTAGCAATGGATTCAGCACTAACCTCAATAGGTTTGTCTTCTGATAAAGGACTAGGTAAAGCAGTAACAAAACTGTATGACGGAGATGTAACAGTTGACGCTATAACAGATTTTGTTAGTAAAGAGTTTGGAGAAGTAAATGCTATTAATGCTGACACTACACCAGCCGCTCCACCTAATCAAAACGTAATTGAAGCTCAGTCTCGTGTAGAACAACTTAATAAGTTGGGAGTTGAATCAACTCCAGCAGATTCTTTTTCGGATTTAAACGCTTTTATTAATAATCCAGAGACAAGTGTCAAGAGTTCTATATCTGCAAAACTGCATGCTATAGATGCTTTTGACGAACAAACAAAAAAATAAGTAATAGATAATAAACTAGGAGAAGATTAATTATGGGAGCAATATCCCTAACAAACAGTAGCATTTATGCTCAGAATATTAATAACTTTACTGGTGAATTGTTTAAAGTTGGTGGTCAAAGGACACCTTTCTTATCAGCCACAGGTGGTTTAAATGGAGGCAAGGCTATACAGTCAACCTTCTTTCAAATCCAAGCAGCTGATAATGCAACTGTATCTTCAGAACCTACTAAAGGTCAAGAAGGTGCAGCTCCAACAGAATACTTAGGTCGCGATAGGGTAGCTTACACTTTCGCAACACAAGTTTTCCATAAAGGTGTACAAATGACATACACAGCTTTAGCAAGTTACATGAACCAAAATCCATTTGACTTATCTGCAAACATTGCCAACTCCTCAGACGGAGACGGTACTGTCACAGCAGGAGACAAACTAGGTCTTTTTGGTGGTAACCCAGTAACAGACGAATTTGCTAATCAATTAGAATTAGCAATGGAGAAAGTAGCAAGAGAAGTAGAATGGTTCGCTTTTAACGGAACATTCGCAGACGGTGCTAATACAACACCAGGTTCAGGAACACGTGAAATGCGTGGACTTAAACAATGGATTGGTCTTAATGCAAATGCTAACAATACAGTAGCTCCAACATATGTTGGTGGTAACATTCACTATTGTGACAGTGACGGAGATGCAACATCTGCAGCTCGTGACCTCACATGGGATGCAATAGCAGACGGCATGAAGAGATTGTATGATGCTCATGCTCCAATGAAACAACCTGTATTGGTGGTAACACCGAAACAATTGTTAGCTCTTAACAAAGAACTAGCTAAAGGTACCATTGGACTAGCTGCAGCAATTATCCCAAGGGATAGAAACGTTGCAGGTATCGACATTGATACAGTTGTTACACCATTTGGTTCTATTGGTATGATGGTCATTGACCCTAATATCATGCCTTCAGGAACTGCTTACATCTTAGACCTTGCCTTTATACAACCAGTATTCACAAATATCCCAGGATATGGAACTGTGTTCGTAAGAGACATTGACCAAGATGCTAATGCAAGAGTTGGTAAAGCAATTTATATGGAGATGGGATTCGATTTCGGACCTCCTTCATATCACTTGCTATTTGAACAAACAAATAGCTAAAGTAAATATTGGAACTTTGGGAGTAGCTCCACCTGCTCCCTTAGTTCTGCTATAATCAAATAAATATATAAGGAAAAGAATTAATGGCAAATAAATTAGTAGGCGTAACTTACACTGGTAGTGCAACACAAAGTCCACCTGTACCAACAGATGGTATGTTGCTATCAGGATTTATACCTAACGCAGCATTTAATGGAACAACCGTTACCTTTCAATGGTCAGCAGACCAAGATGGTGGTGGAACATATATTGATGTAAAAGAAACCGATGGTTCAGCAGTATCCTATACAGTAGCTGCTAATAAACTTACAAGAGTTGACCCGTCAGGTTGGGCTTTTGCTTCAACAGGTTCAATTAGATTTGTATCAGGTGCAACAGAAGACACAAGTTCAGCAATAACAGTATTACTCAGAGACGCTTAGTACCATGAGTACTACTATAGGTAATCTAGTTGATAGGGTTTATCGAGAATATCTCGAACCTATGGACGATTTACAACCATATACAGTTTTAACAGCTGCAGTTAGCAGCACATCTGCTACAACTATTAGTTTTAATGGTGACCTTCTTACACAAGAAGAAGAAGATATGATGGACGCAGGTTCTATTATTGAAATAAATCAAGAACTTATGTTATGTAGTTCTATCGATACTATTAATAATCAAGTTACAGTTGTAAGAGGAGTCAGAGGTTCTTCTAAAACTACACATGCTGATGGAGATACAATAAAAATTGCTCCACCATTTCCTAGAAAAGTTGTTTTTGATGCAGTAGTTGACCAGATTAATAACCTGTTTCCTACATTGTTTGCTGTAGAAACACAAACTATAACTACTTCTAATGGTTATACATTGCTAGGTTCATACGATTCAATAGGTACACACAACTATATAGTTTCTATTATAGGTGCAATATCTCAGTACACAGATTTCAGTTCTGGTTCTGATACTACAGGTGTAAACTTTGCTACAGTTGCATCATCTTTAATTGAGTTGCCTAATCCATTTGTTTATACAGATTCAGGTGGAACAGAAAGAACATACACATACACTTCAGGACCTAGTGTTGTACACGCTATTCAGTTTAGTGGTATAGCTTCAGGTCACACAGCTTTTGTAACCTTTAAAAAGAAATTTATAGAACCTACTGCAGAGTCAGACACATTAGCAACTGTAGGTTTAGAAAATGAATACGAACCTATAATTATGGCAGGTGTAACAGCTCAACTTATTTCTGGTAGAGATGTACCTAATGTTACTGCAGATTATATATCAGACCAATTGTCTGTTGCTTCATATCCAGTAGGAAGTTCTAATAGTCTTAGAAATTCTTTATTGCAGTATCAACAGTTATTATTAAATCAAGCTAGAAAGTATCTCAGAGCTAAGTATCCAGAATCAGTATCTGTAGATGGTTTGGTTTATGGAATACAGTCGTAATGCCAAGACTAACTACACAGTCTGATGTAATAAATCCACAAAGAAAAGGTTATGATTTTAGAATAGACGACTTTCTTTTAAGGGCATCTATTGGACCTTCACAAGATAGACAAATGATTATACAATCTTCCGATGTAGGTCAAGAAGGTACGGTTAATGTTAAACAAAATGCTGAAGATTTTACTACTAACATAGGTAGAGTATTTTCTAGAAATGACTTTAGTGGTGGTAGTAATCTAGACAAAGCACACAAAGCAGATATCACACCTAGAGATAATACTAGATTTTGGGATAGCGAAAACATAGATGTATTTAGTAGTGATTTAGGCAAGTCTTATAACATATCATTACTTAATTCAACATCAAATATTAGAACATTTAGTGATGCTGCTAATGATGATAACTATGTAGCAGTTGTTGGAACAGACATTTATGTAGCTGATGAAGCTGTACTCTATAAATCAACTAACAATGGCAGTAGTTTTTCTACTGTAACGACTGGTATAACTGGTGGTTACACTATAAAAGCTATGGCTGCACATGGCACTGGTTTGTACATAGTTACAAGTAATGGTAGTGCTTCACAAATAATTTTATACAATGGTAGTTCTGCTGCAACTAAACTTACAGCAGCAATATATGATGGTATATGGTCTGTAAAAGGACACTTAGTTGTGTCTATAGGAACAGCATTACATGATTATGATGGTGCTACTACCGTTGCATCAGCTATGTTAACTTTACCAACAGGAGAAACATGGACAGACGTGGCAGATGTTGGTGCAGTAATGTTAGCTACAGCTACGGATGGAAGAATATATTCTATAAAAGATATAGCAGGTACATTAACAGCTAAAGGTCAAACAGAAATATCAGGAGAAATACCAACATGTGTAGGTGAAACACAAGGAATAATATTTTATGGTACAAAAGTAAATCAAACTGGTGCTAAAAAAATAGGTAGATTATACCGTGCAAATATATCAGTCGCTGATGACTTGTATATATTAGCAAACAATCAGTTAATTAAAGAATGGGATATAGATGGATTGGACGCAGCACCTAGAGAAATTTTTGTTACAAGAGATTCTGTATATACAGGTATAAAAGAATCTGCAACTGTAAGTAATTTATGGAGATATTACTTACCTACTGCAGGTATAGCTAGATATTATAAACTAAATGCTGGAGGTTTAGTACAGGGAATTAATAAAGTAGATGAAAGATTTATTGCTTCTGTAAATGGTAGTGGTTTGCATCAACAGTCTGCTACAAGTTTTGAAAGTGAAGGGTATTTAATTACATCACCAGCTGATTTCTTTACAGCAGAAGCTAAACAATATGTAGGTGTAGAAGTAGAAACAGAAGAATTGACAGACAACAACACAGTAGATGTATTTATATCTAATGATTTAAAAGCTATAAATGACTCAAACGATAGTTCATGGGCATTAGAACTTGAACAAAGGTCAGGTGCAGGTGGTATAGAAACACAGATGAGTAGGGTTGCACGATATGTAACAGCTAAGATAGTATTAAAGTCTGCTACAACAACATCAACACCTAAGTTACAATCTATACAGATTCGTGCATTAGGTAGACCTGAGTTAGTAGTTGTACAGATACCAGTAAATATATCTGATAGAGTAGAAAGACCTTTTAGAAAGCCAATTAAAGTTAAAAATTTAGGAGAAAGTATCTATCAATCATTAAAATCTAAAGAAGGTACTGCTGTTACATTAGAAATATTTGACCCTGCAGAAACAATAGTTGGAGTTGTAGAGAAAATAAGTTACCCTATAATTAGTAACCCAAACGTTGGAAGCGTGACACAGTATGCTATACTGACGGTCAGAGGCACAAGACAGACAGCCTTTGCTGCTGTAACATCAGGAGATGTATTAGCAGTTAATGCTTATGGAAGAATGAGATTTGGATAAATGGTAGCAAGAGAAACAAATTTAGTAAACGCTTTTGAAACTACATTAGTTGCACAGTTAGCTAGTGGTGGTACAACAATGCAGTTAACTGCAAACCCAGGAGTAGATTCTCCTGCATATTTTGTTATAGACCCTGATAATGACAGCAACAGAGAAGTTGTATTGTGGTCAACAGGTACAGACCATTCTAATGCTACAGTTACTAGAGACATGGATGGAAAACACGGTACAGCAGAAGATGCTGCTACTGCTCCATCACATGCTGCAGGTGCAACAGTAAGACTGGCTGTAGTTAAACAACACATAGAAGAAGTACACGATGCTGTACAACAAGGTTTTGTATTAGAAGATGGTGACGGTACAGAAGTTACTATTGCACCTAGCGTTGCTTCAGGTGTATATACATCAAAAGAAATTAAATTTATAGATGGTAATGGTATAGATATAAACTGGACTGATACATCAACAGGTTCAGATGGAGACCCATACGATTTAACATTTGCAATAGATATAGCAAACGCTACAGAATTAGCCTCAGGTCTTGCATTAACAGATGAATTATTAGTATCAGATGCAGGAACAATTAAAAGAATGGATGTTTCTTTAATAGCAGATGCTATTGATGGTGCAGGTATAGACGCTTCTGCAGGTACATTAGTAAACGCAGCTATAGGTAAACAATCTATGTGGGTTCCTGCAACAGCAATGTACCCAACAGCCACTGCAGGTTGTGCTCCAATAGCATCAGTAGAAACTACAGCAGGAAGACCTGACATGAAAGTTTTAGATTTTGATGCGTCATCAGATGAAAACGCACAGTTTTCAGTAGCCATGCCTTCTTATTGGAATGAAGGAACCATAACTTACCAAGTTTATTGGACAACAACAGCTACAGATACTGATGGTGTAGCTTGGTCTTTAGCAGGTGTAGCTTGTTCTGATAACGACACAATAGATGTAGCGTTTGGAACAGCAGTAGTTGTAACAGATGATGCACTAGGAGCTGCAGAAGATTTATGTGTAACAGCAGAGTCAGGTGCAGTAACATTAGCAGGAAGTCCTGCAGCAGGAGATTTAGCTTACTTTAATATAGAGCGTGATGTATCAGATGGAAATGATGACATGGCAGAAGATGCAAGACTTATAGGTATAAAAATATTTTATACAACAGCAGATGTTCACGAGGCATAGATTATGGGTATGTTACTTATGCTTAAAGAGGGTGGCTCTTTAGTAATAGACAAAAGATTTACACAATCTTATACAGTAGATGAAGATGTAGATTTATTAGATTTTTTAAAGTTTGTAGAATACAATGGAACACAAGATAATATTAGTATAGCTAACAGCACACTGACATTTTTAGAGTATAATGGTACGCAGGATGATATATCTGTTATCGGCAGCTTATTGAAATTTACTAAAGCTGATGGTACAGTAGATAATATCAATCTAATATAATGAGGAATAGCTAAATGGCAGAGAGACCAATACATGTAACCAGTACAGGTTCTGATACAGATGGATTAAGAGAGTTTCCTGATGGTGCTAATGCAGGTTTATTAATACCTACACATACAACAGCACAAAGAAATAGCTCACCAAGCACTGGTGAAATAGCGTATAACTCTACACTTGCAGCATTTGAATTTTACAATGGTTCTAGTTGGGTATCACTTGATGGAACAGGTGCAACTACAGAAGCCATACAAGATATTGTTGGAGCTATGTTTAGTTCTAACACAGAAACAAATATATCTGCTACATACCAAGACGCAGATGGAACTATAGATTTAGTTTCTACTGACACAACTTTAACAACAGAAGCTGTCCAAGACATTGTGGGAGCTATGTTTACCAGTAACACAGAGACTCGAATTGCTGCAACCTACGAAGATAGTGATGGAACTATAGACCTAGTTGTTACAGATATGACTGCCGATACACAGTTATCAACAGAAGCAGTCCAGGACATTGTTGGTGCAATGTTCACAAGCAATACAGAGACAAATATCTCTGCTACTTATGAAGATAGTGACGGCACTATAGACTTAGTATCTACTGATACAACCCTAACTACAGAGGCTGTACAAGATATAGTCGGTGCTATGTTCACAAGTAACACAGAAACAAGAATTAGTGCAACATATCAAGATGCCGATGGCACTATTGATTTAGTTGCAGATGACATGACTGCTGATACACAGCTTACTACTGAAGCAGTACAAGACATAGTTGGAGCTATGTTCACTAGCAATACTGAAACTAGAATTGCTGCTACTTATGAAGACGCAGATGGAACTATTGACTTAGTAGTTACTGATATGACAGCTAACGATAATACACAGTTGTCACAAGAACAAGTAGAAGACTTCGTTGGTGGTATGTTAGGTGGTACAGAGACATTTATTTCTGTAACCTATCAAGATGGAACTGGAGATATAGATTTCGTAGTTCCTGTAAATGACGAAGACGATATGAGTAGTGATAGTGCTGCACATTTAGCAACACAACAATCAATTAAAGCCTATGTAGATTCTAAATCTCCTATAGGTAAGCAGTCAATATGGGTACCTGCAACAGCAATGAATCCTACTTCTACTAATGGTTGTGCTGCAATAGCAAGTTTAGATTCAGGTGGTAATACAGGACCTGATTTAAGAACATTAGATTTTGATGACGGTTCAGATGAACATGCACAATTCTCTGTAGCTATGCCTTCATATTGGAACGAAGGTACTGTTACCTTTAAAGTTTACTGGACATCAGAAGCCACAGACACAGATGGTTGTGCCTGGGGATTATCAGCAGTTGCTTTAGCAGATAGCGACTCATTAAATACAGCCTTTGGTACAGCAGTTGTAGTAACTGATGATGCCATAAGTGCTGCAAAAGATTTATACATAACAGCAGAGAGTGGAGCTGTTACAGTTGCAGGTTCTCCTGCAGCAGGTGAACTTTGTTACTTCAATATATTTAGAGATGTCTCTGACGGTAACGATGACATGGCAGAGGACGCAAAATTAATCGGCATAAAACTATTTTATACAGCCGATGATGTACACGAGGCTTAATCATGGCAGGACCTACTTCATTTGGCTATCAAAACTTAGGCTTCGGTGCAGGTGATGTTGGACCTAGTATAGTCGAAGGACTTTATCTATTAGTCGCAGGTGGCGGCGGTGGTGGAGGTGGTGTAACTCATCATGGTGTCGCTTATCATGGCGGCGGTGGTGCAGGTGCAGGTGGCTATAGAGAGATTTCGACAGATGTAGAATTATTTGAACCAGGTATTGCATACGCTGTAACTATTGGTGGCGGAGGTAGCGGTGGTGGCGGCTCTGATTCTGATGGTGCTACTGATGGTTC